CACAGCTTCCGCATAAATGTAGAAAGCTGTTCACTGTTTGGATCATCCCCTTCCTGGAGAAGTCCGGCATCCATCATAGCATCTCGAATAATGCCATAGGCTGAATTTGAAACTGCAAACGGCATGACATCTCCGTGTCCCAAATTGGGACGTTAGTTAATATTGCTGCTAGCTACCGGCGCAGCAAGCCCCTGCCGTATTGGCAGGAGACGCCGTTTTATGGCAGTGCGACCTGTTGAATCACCATCCAGTTGTGCGCCGGCCAGTTAAGGCCACCCGGATCGAACACAATGGCGGCGCCTTGCGAGTCGCGGATGTTCGTGCGCTGGATGCCACCTGTTGCCGCAAGGGTGTCGAAGCCGATATTGACGAACGCGCCGGCTGGGACGTTAGCGGAAAGAGTCACCCGGACAACATTCGCGCCGACAATGGCAATGCCGTTGATCGTGAGCGGCGAACTGGAGGCATCGACCACGCGAATACCGCGATTCGCCTGCGACGGGACGAGCGTGGTGTCGAACGCCAGTTGCGATGTGGCATTCGTGGTCAGGTCGATGACTGCGCCAGCCACCGACGCGCTTGTTACCATGAGCGGGTTGTGCGTCTGTCCGGTTGAGACGCGCTCCGCCGCAAGCCCGAGGTAATATCCGGCCAGCTTCGCGCCAGTGGCGCTCAGATGCACGTTGTCGGCGACATAGCCGAGCGGGTAGGTCGGGCCAGAGACAACGATCAACGGATGCACGTGGGCGTCAAGCTGCGCTAGCGCGACACTCGGCGATGCGTTGGTGTTGCACTGCGACACATACAGGATCGGATCGCTTGACTGCCCGGCTGCCGCACGCCCGGCGTCCGCATAGTCGTCCGCAAGTCGCTGCAACGTAGCGCGGTAATCGGCGCGCGACATCGCGTTGTCTGACTCCCCTTGCAACCATGCCACCCCGAGGAATCGGAACGGGCGACCCTCGCCGTCCGCAATGGACTTGCCTGCTGCGACCTGGCTAATCAGTGCGGTGAACGGTGCATTCCCCTTGCCTAGCGCGAGGATTGAGTAGCTGCCGAGCCCGTTGTTGCAGGTGAGCATCTGCGCGGTCGGTAGTAGGCCGCCAGTGGCGAGCGCCGCTTTGAACCCCGAGAGCATCCCGTACATCGGGGTCTCGGTGTTCGTTCCCGTAGCGAAGGCCGCCGCGTATGCGACGGGAGACGAAGCGCCCTTCGCGAACATGACGTTGTTGTACTCCTGCGCCGTCGTCAGGATCGCGCCGTCGTTGCTGCCCTCGGCGAGGGATTGCCCAGAGATGGGGAGAAAATTCAGCCCGGCCACCGCAGCCGCCGGGCTTATGCCAAAGGGGATGCGGCCCACTCTGACAGGGATGCAATTTCAGCGGGCGAACAGCGCCCCTCAACCACTGCAATCCGCCACTGCGCCCCATTCTGCGGACTTGACCCGTCGCCGCGACTGCCGACGCGCATGGGGCCATTCGCGAAGCCGGTTGGTGACGTAGGATTTGGGACGTGGACTGTTAGCGTCGGGGTTGCGCCGTCGATGAGCGGGATGATCTGATCGGCGATTGCCGCGCCGTCGGTGTCGAACACCACCGCGAGGGTGTTAGTCGATGGCGCGGGGTACGGCGTTGCTTTGTAGGTGGTGTTCGCCGCCGAAAGGATCGTGAACTCGTAGTTCTCGCCGCCGTCGTCGCTCAGAACCCAAAAGCCGGGGTTTCCGCCGGCAGGCGGGAACTCCGCCAGCCAGAACAAGCCCGAGGCGTCCTTGCGCGAGGACAGCACGATGGTTATCGCGTGATCGCCGCTGAAGTCAATCGTCGGCACCATGATGTTGTCGTTACTGCCGTCGAAGTCTGCATGGCCCTGATAGAGCGGACGACTCCCCGATGTCGCCTGCGTGCCGTGGTTCCCATTGCCGGACAGGTCGGTCGCGTAGCCGATGGGGTCGCCAAGCGTGACGGCTCCGGTGCCTCCGCTATTCTGAAATAGCTTGCTCGCATCGGTGAAGTCGTAGGCGTACCCCTTGCGGCCCGCGAAAAACGTCGCATCCGGCACGAACGCAGCCCCCCCACCCCCGATGCCGGAGTTAACTGAGCTTAAGACTCCAAGAATTGAAGTCTCTAATGCTGTGCTAGCATTCAACCAACTTGGGTTAAGCATATCAGTCTACTCGGAAAACAACAGTGATATCATAAGTAGCATTGGCAGCCGCTACACCAGTGGATAACAGAAGATCACCCGTACCACCTGTTGCCGATGCCGCGGCTACAATCTCCCGACCAACCTTCTCATAGTTAATACCTCCGTTACCTGTAAGCAAGGCAGCAGTAACATCAGTACCATAATCAAAAGAAAGTTGCACATATGCAAAGCCTTGAATTGACCACGCAACTTCTTGAATATTAATCTTTGTTCCAACACCGCCTACAGTATTAGTAAGTGTTGAAACATCAATCTTAATAGCATTAGTCTCGCCGGTTCCATCACTGATAGAAGTAAACTTCCAGCAATACAACCCACTACCAGTATAAATTGGAAAAGTACCAACTGCGTCAGCCATTTGATAAGTCCTCTGTTGTCCCAAATTGGGACAGTAGGGGAGGTTGCCCTCCCCTATGCCCGATTCACTTCTTGCGCTTTAACCCAGCGCCAGGCTTACCACTTGGCTTGGCAGAGCTCCCAACTTTCTTAGCTCCCAACTTAATATCCATTGGGGACTTCTTCTCTTCCTTCTTCATTACGCACCAGGCGAACCATAGATGCTGCGCGGATCAGTACAACCAACCGAGAAGCGCATATAGGTCGCAGCCTTAGCGTTCTTAGTATCGAAATCATTGTCCTGATCAAACTGCGGCTTGTTACGCCAGAAGAACGTCATGCCGTTCGGCACGTTAGTACGAATGAACCAAGCATCCGGATCGGTGAAGTAGTGGTTCATCTTAATGCCTTCCGGATAGGCATTCGTCATCTTCAGCACGTTAACCGCGTTCAGATTGGTGTTGTTCTGCAGCACCGATTCCAGAATACGATTAGCGTTATACCACTCACTCGGGTGGATATGCAGACTACGCGGCATCACAGCAATGCGCAGACCACGATCTTCAGTGGCTGCCATGATCTGGATAGACATGTCCTCAAGCGAAACCTCACTCAAGTCCGCCGGAGTAGTCAGACGATTACTGAAGGTACCACCCGTAGCATTAACGTGGGCAGTACTGATCAGCGCGACGCCGTCCGGGGTAGTGTAGTACGTGGTATTAAAGGCGTTGTTATACAGGAACGCCGCCACATTCTCCACAGTCTGCGAGCAAGACCACGCATTCGCCTTAGCACGACGCTGGGAGACTTCCTTATACAGGTTATCTTCCAGCTCTTCCTTAGTTACAATGTAACCAAGAGCATAGGCAATATGCGCGTAAGTGGTGATCCAACCCTGGGTCTCAGAGTCATAGGACACCGGGCCACCTTGCGTCTTTACAGGTGCCAAGCCGAAGCCTGTAACCTGCACGTCTTGCTCATACGCACGCGTGGAGTTACGAACATCATACAGATCGGTGTACTCAGTGGGATGCTGGTCATAGGTCTGACCCCAGATCTCACGAATACCCGGCCACAGCAGTTTAGGATGCGAGCCAGTATTAATAACGCCAGCCATTCTGGTTCTCCTTAGACGCCGGCGACAGCCGCGGCGAGTTCGTGGTTATTGATCTTGACTAACCACTTAGCATACGCGCCTAACTCATTATCAGCGCGTTGCACAAGGCCAAGAATGCGACACTGCAGAGCAGCGGTTACAGCTTCCGTAGCGTTATCCAGCATCCAACCAGACAAGAATCCGTTATTAGTACCAACCACCAGATTAGTGTTCAGGCCAATATCTGCAACAGCCAGTGGAGTACCGGTACCAATCTCTTGAACCTCAAAGACAGTATCCGGATCATCACAAACTAGCACATACCAGACACCAGTTTGGGCAGCGGCGGGACGAATAAGAGAGCTTTGATTATTGATCTTGATACCCGGATAGGTATCGAAGACGCCAACCACAACACCTCGAATAGCACCAGTAGCCGCGGCAAGAGTAACTGCCGGGATACCATGAGTATCGCCACCACCGGCATCCGTAACTACCGGATCACCGATAGCGAAAGCGTTAGTGTTTGCAGCAAGAATCGAGTACAACCGAGACCGCCCAGTATAAGGACCACCAATAGTGCCTACAGGGGACAGGCCGGTTGGACGGTTAGCGTTAGCCATTACGTTCTCCGGTTTTTAGGAATGAATAGATCGGGGACTTTGCCCTTCACATAGCGATTATGTTCATCTTGTCTAGTCTCACCCTCATTACCTGCCCCAAGCAATCCGCCGGTGATAGCATCGGCAATGCTCTCGTTCCTCTTATCTACTAATCCTCGACTCATGTTATACAAGTGCATAGGGCATTCCATCAGGTACATACGACCTGGCTGCCCATCACGCTCTAGGTTGTCACCAGAGATAACACTCACGCGGGTGCCAAGGTCAGTGTTTCCAGAACCCTTCGCATCTCCACCCAAGTCAAAGTTGGCAACCTGAATGTCTTTATCGTCTACAAATCTATACCCGGCCTGCTGAGCTCGGGCGATTCGGGAAGGATCCCCACGGAACCAGCGGCGGTGAAATCCATCCTTTGCGGGTACATCTAACTTTTTGACTCCTTGACTCATTGGCTGATAACCAGCCGGAATAAGTCCTACTTCTAACTCA